CAGGACGGATATCAAACAGTTGGCCCCGGAAGTGCTCCGGCAAATATCCGACCCTTTTTAAGCCCTGTACAAGCTAGACAGATCTTAGGCGGACAAAGACCGTTCATACGACCACAAGAGCAAGGAATTGGCTCTTTATTTAGAAGGATGTTGCAGCAATGAGAAAGCAACTAACAATGGAAGAAAAAATCGAGCAAAAAATGTATTGCTTCGGTGGCGGTGGAGGCGGCGGTGGCGGCTCTGCCTCTCCGGATCCAACCCGCGAAGTAGGTCAAAACACGCGCGTGGACAGCCGTGGTAACAGAGTGAATTTCAATACACGGTCCACGGTCCAAGCACCAGAAGGCCCTAACTACACAAAAACTTTACCGAACGGTGTTGAAGTTGTTGATTTTTCTACACCTTTTCAAGGTCAGGTAAACCTTTCAAATCAAGCCTCACCAAACCAAGGCAGTCTTACAGGCTCGCGTGACATGTATGACGCGCTAACTACAAACTTGGCCGGCCGGTCAGTGCCTACCATGAACATGGGAATGCAAAACCTTTCAGGTATCAGCGCATCTCCAATGGACATGTTTAACACAGGGGCTCCGGTAAGCCCTGCGGAGGCAATGAACCAAGCGTTGAGCGCAGGCCAATTTGGTGACGGACGTATTGGTTTGGGTGGCGGGTTTTCAGCCGGCCGAGTTCCCGGAGGCTTCGGTTTTCAGTATGACACTGCGTTTGCCAAAGGCGGTGCGGTGGAAAGCCAAGGCATCGCTTCGTTGATGCGGAAGAAATAATGTCGGCGATTAACCTCCCCGTAAACGTCCCGTTCCGGTATCGAATTGCCGATCAGAACCAGTTAGACGATTACAACCGCCAGATTGATGTCTTTAACCAACAAGTGAAAGACTACAACGCCGGTAAGCGCCGGGCTGAACCCACTCCGCTTCCGTTTACCCAAGCTGATTTGGATAGGTTTAACGAGAACGCAATGCAGCGCGGCATGACAAAACAAGAGCAGCTACAGCGCGGCATTGAAATAGCTCGAAATCCAAACGCTTACGGGCTCAGTTTTAGCGGCTTTGGTTTCGCGCAAGGCGGTGTAGTACCGCCTGTCATGGCCGGCATCGGATCACTGGGCCTGCCCGGAATTTTCCTGCCTAGATAAGCCAACCGCGGGTGTCTTCTCCGAGCACCTGCCCCGCAATATCAATCTTTTCCCGAAGCGCTTTCAGGATTTTTTCGTCAATTGTGTCCGGCGTAACGAGGTCCACATACAAACATTGATTGGTTTGACCGATCCTGTGAATCCGATCTTCTGACTGCAATCTGATCTCGAGATCATAGCCGTTGTTGTAATAAATCATTGTATTTGCAGCAGTTAATGTAATTCCATAGCCCCCGGTCCGCGGCTGACCAATAAAAAACCGCATGTCACTGTCGGGATTTTGAAACTCATTGACCATTTCTTGCCGCTCATCTTGAGCCGTTTCTCCGAAATAGATCCCGGAACTTGACTCGCCATACTGCTTATCGAGTGCCGCTTTAATGGCTTTTAAATCGTGCGTGTACGTTCCCCAGATCACGATTTTCCCGGACGTTTCTTCGATCACGTTCATCAATTCGTTCATGCGATTGCTTTTTAGTGGGTGCAAATTCCCGTCATCGTCCGGCAAATGACCACAACAAATCTGTTGCAAACGCATGATCTGTGTGAGCACTGAAGCAGTGGTAGACAGCTCGCCCGACTCCAACTTCGCCAACGCAAGCTTTTTCATCTGCATATAAGCCTTTGCCTGCTCGTCGGTCAGCTGTACATCGCGACGTACATACATCTTTTCCGGTAGATCCAAGCAATCGGCCTTCAAAACCCTGTTACTGAACTTGTTCAGCTTTTCGTTCAGCTCATCTAAACGGCGGTAGCCCGTGATTTCATTAAAACTTTTGTGACCCATCGTGCGCTTTTGTACGATTGCGTACCTATTCTGGTATGCAAAATAAGATGCGATTCCGAGCGCTTTAGGGCTCAAAAACGCGCACTGACTAAATAGATCCATCGGTGACTTGGTGATTGGCGAGCCGGTCAGGATGCGTCGATACTTGCTTTTCTTCAGCAGCTCTACAATGTTCGAGGTCCGCTGTGCCTTTCTGTTTTTGATCGTTGTTGATTCGTCAACAATCACCAAGTTGTTTGGATTTTTATCACAGAATTCATACGCGACTCGCGTACCCCTTGGCGTCGAAAACGCCTCAACGTTCACCACCAAGACCTTTAACCCGTCAAAATCAGAATATACCAATTGAGCAAGCTCCTCCTGATACGCTTTCGCGCTCGAAGGCGACCACCTCACGACGTTTGTCTTAATCCTGTCTGGTAAATGCGCTTGGATTTCTTTGTGAACCCAGTTATCGTAAACGCCCTTCGGAGCAATGATGAGCGCCGCGTCGATATGACCCTTTTCATACAGCATACCCATCGTATCAATGGCAACCTTCGACTTGCCGGTCCCCATCTCCATGAACAACGCGTAGTATTCCGCGGACCACGAATCTTTTAAGGCCGTCAACTGATGCTGGTACGGCTTTGTCTTGAACTCATAATTTTCAAACTTCATGCAAATTCCCCTTGACTGTTGTCAATTGTAGGATTATATATAGCAATGTCAAGGCCCAACCGGTGCCTTTAACCACGGAGAAACGCGATGAGCGATGAACTTCTGAAAATGATGGAGCAGGACACTGCCGAATCATCTGTTGAAAAGCTCGATCAACAGGAACTGTCCACGGTGGCAGGCTTAGCAAGAGCAATCCGAGAAAAAGAAGCGCACATTGAAGACCTCGAGCGTCAGCTCAAGGACGAGAAAAAAGCGCTCTTAAAAATGACCGACGAGGAACTGCCGACGATGTTGGCGGAACTTGGCCTGTCATCCATGACCCTCGACGACGGATCAGACGTCACTGTCAAACAGACATATGGCGCGTCAATACGGGTAGACGATAAACCGGCCGCTTTCGAGTGGCTCAGAAATCACGGCTACGATGACATCATCAAGAATCAAGTCTTGTGTGTCTTTGGACGTGGCGAGGACGACCAAGCCTCAGCGTTCCAAGCATTTGCCGCTCAACAAGGCTATGCCGCGGAACAGAAAACAGAAATCCATCCGCAGACCCTGCGTGCCTTTATTAAGGAACGTGTAGAAAACGGAGATGATTTCCCAATGGAGCTTTTCGGGGCTTGGGTTGGACAACGTGCAGTAATCAAGAGGACGAAGTAATGACAGCAGTAGCAAAAAAGAAGACCGGCGAAATCGCCGAATTTGATCCAACAATGTTTGAGGCCGATGCCGGCATTGGAACGAAAATGGAGCAGGACGATCTTGCCCTACCGTTTCTGAAAATCATTTCGGCACTCGACCCTTTGTTGGACGATGAAAGCTTTACCGGCCGTAAAGGTGACATCTATAACACCGTGTCTGGAAACGTGTATGCAGGAAAGGAGGGCATCCAAGTCATCCCGTGTGCGTATCAGCGTCGGTTCATTCAGTGGGCTCCGCGTGGGCAGGGTAGTGGTGCACCACAAGCCATCTACACGCCGCAGGATAAAATTCCTGAAACAAAACGCGATCCCGGTGACAACCGCGAATATGTCGTGGGCGGAAACGGCGAGTACATCGAAGAAACGCATCAGCATTTCGTTGTTGTACTCAACGAAGACGGCTCAGCAGAGACTGCGTTGATTGCAATGAAATCTACACAGCTCAAAAAGTCGCGAAAATGGAACTCTATGGTTGCATCTCTGACTCTGCAAGGTGCAAACGGACCGTTCACGCCACCACGTTTTAGTCACATCTACCATCTCAAAACATTGTCTGAAGAGAACTCCAAAGGTTCATGGCACGGGTGGGAAATGTCCCGCGTTGGGCCAGTCACCGACGGTGCACTCTACATGCAAGCAAAACAATTCGCTGAAAGCATTTCGTCTGGCGACGTTGTTGTGAAGCACGGAGAAGAAGAGGAAGTATCTAACAATCCCGGATTCTAAGTGCTTGCAGGCGCGTATACAGAATTTTGTATATGCGCCTGTTTTTTGAGGAACAACTATGTCAGTCGAAAAGTTCAGTGCCATCTTTGACGGGTTAAAACAAGCCTATGGCACCTTTAAAATTCAAAAAACAGCGCAAAGCGGCAAGAATACCGGCAAGGCTGCCGTTGTTCGCGAACCGCGGACCACGGAACTGTGGGAAGGGCATCTGTCTGGAAAAGGGCAGGGCATTGGCATTATTCCAATTAACGAAGATAACGACGTCAAATGGGGCTGTATTGATATTGACCAGTACCCGCTTGATCACGGGGATCTGGTTTCTAAAATTAGAGCGCTGAAACTACCGCTTGTGATCTGCCGTTCAAAATCCGGCGGCGCGCATTGCTTTTTATTTTCAAACGATTGGATTCCGGCGCGCACCATGCAAGAAACCCTACAGCAGGTTTCTACGTCATTGGGGTACGGCGACAGTGAGATTTTTCCAAAGCAGGTCAAACTGAATCTGGATCGAGGCGATGTCGGTAATTTTTTAAACCTGCCGTATTACGACGCAGAGGACGGCCTACGCTACGCAATTAAAGACGATGGCACCTCGGCTACCCTTGAAGAGTTTTATCAGCTCTACGAGGAGCATGTGCAGACTCTGGAGCAGATCCAAGCGCTTCAGAACCCGACCGACGGCTCGGACATCATTATTAAAGATGGACCGCCGTGTTTACAGCATTTGTGTCAACAGAAGATTTCAGAAGGGGGCCGAAACAATGGCTTATTCAACTTGGGCGTCTACCTTCGGAAGGCTTACCCCGACGAGTGGGAAAGTAAGATACTCGAGTACAATTCGCAGTATTTGGATCCGCCGTTACCGCTCAATGAAGTTAACGTCGTTGCGAAACAGCTTGAAAAGAAGGACTACGCATACAAATGCTCCGACGCTCCAATCTGTGCACACTGCAACAAAGATCTCTGCCAGACGCGTAAATTCGGCGTTGCAACGGCGGCGGCTGGGGCTGCCATTGCAAACTTGCGCAAATACAACTCGACACCGCCTGTTTGGTTTATGGACGTTAACGGGGAGCCTTTGGAGCTCGACACTGAAGCGCTCTTATCGCAGCCGACTTTTCAAAAAGCGTGCATGGAGCAACTTAATTTCATGCCGCGGACTGTCTCCAAACAGAACTGGGAGGCGCGGATTAGCACTCTGATGCAGGAAATGCGCGACAACGAAAGCGCTGTGATGGAAGTGGCACAGGACGCTTCGACCTCGGGCCAGTTTTACGACTATCTTGAAGAGTTTTGCCGGCACCTACAGCAAGCGCAGGACAAAGAAGAGATCCTGCTTCGCAGACCGTGGACCGATGACGAATCCAATGTCACCTATTTCAGGCTCCGCGATTTCGAGGCGCATCTCAAGAAAAATAAATTCTTTGAATTTAAATCACACAAGATCGCACAGCGACTCAGGGACATTAACGGTCAAAGCACGGTGCTCAAAATTAAAGGACGAGCCGTTCGTGTGTGGGCCATACCGGCCTTTGAGTCCGCAGACATCGACCTAAAACCCAGATTCAACCAAGAGGAGGCACCTTTCTGATGCTAAAAGCAGACGGGCTTGATGAAGCCATTATCGGAGTCGCACACCGATGCGGTGAACCCACAGTTGTGGCTTACGACATCGACCAGTGTGTCAAGCAAATTCAACGCGATCTGAACTGCGAGATTTGGGAAGCTGTCGAGTACTTCCAATTCAACGTCGCAGGATCTTATTTGGGCGATCAGACTCCGGTCTTTATCGAAAAGTTGGACGGTTTGAAAGAACTGGAGCAGTGGGTTGAGGAAAATGAGTAACAAAGAACGTGATTTTGAAATCTACACAATGCGAGTGCATTACTACATGACCTTGAACGCCATCGCTACGCGCATGGGACTGTCTCGAGAGCGTGTACGACAAATCGTACTCGACGTACAAAACAACTTGGAGGACTACGGGGATGTTCAGGATATTCGGGCCGCCGGGAACCGGTAAAACCACCACGCTGTTAAACATGGTGGATAAAGCGTTTGAGTCAGGCATTCAACCGCAGGAGATTGCCTTTCTTGCGTTTACCAAAAAGGCGGCGACCGAAGCCAAAGAGCGGGCAGCCGCGCGCTTCGACCTCGATCCAAAGACGGATCTCGTGTATTTCCGGACGCTCCACAGTTTGGCCCTTGCCATGACCGACATCAAAACTGAGCAGATTATGCAGCCGGAGCATTACAAAGAACTGGGCGGCGCGATCGGTGTGCCCTTGCAGGGGAATCGTGCAACGGCGGTGCAGGACATTATGGACATCACCAAAGCAAGCGATCCGGTACTGAGTTTAATTAACTTAGCCCGATTGAGAAAAGTGGATCTACGCGAGCAGTACAATCAGAGCGAAATCGACGCCGATTGGAATACTGTTAACTATGTGGATCAATCCTTACGAAAGTACAAGGATATGTACAATTTATTTGATTTTACCGACATGTTGGAATTATTTGTCGAACAAGCGCCAACATTTAAACATCGGTTCAAGCTCACGTTCCTCGACGAAGCACAGGATTTGTCCCCACTTCAGTGGGACATCGCGCACATTCTGGATGACATGTCCGACAAAATGTACTGCGCGGGCGATGACGACCAAGCCATCTACCGGTGGGCCGGCGCAGACGTCGATCATTTCATCAATCTGGACGGGGGCTCTGAGATTTTAGAAAACTCGTTCCGAATCCCACGGCAAATCCATGACGTCGCAGAAAACGTCAGCCGGCGGATTGCTCGACGGTTTCCGAAAAAGTACAACCCACGCAAGGATTTAGGCAGCGTACAGCGGATCAATACGCTCGACTCACTGGACATGGCCCACGGTTCGTGGCTTATCCTCTCTCAAGCAGGCTACCAGTTAACCCCTGTTGCATCCGACTTGAAATCCAACGGCTACCTGTTCAACTACCGCGGACACCGGTCCATCTCTGAAAAAGTCGCCGATGCGGTGAATGGTTGGGAGAACCTCCGCAAAGGACGCAGTGTTTCCGGCAAGACAGCCCGTCACATCTACTCGTTTATGAGCGCCAAAGACAGAATTACCAGAGGATTCAAGAAGTTACCGGGTCTCGAAGACGAAGACATGGTGGATCTCGATACACTGATCGCGGACCACGGCCTCAATGCCGACAAAGATATGATCTGGCACGTCGCAATGGACAGGCTGCCTGAGCAGGATCGGGCTTACATCATCGCGCTGTTGCGGCGTGGAGAAAAGTTCAATGGCGAGCCTCGCATTACGGTGTCCACGATTCACGGGTCAAAAGGAGGCGAAGCGGACAACGTTGTACTGTTCACGGATCTATCGCCGGCCGCAGAAAAGGCAGCCCGCAATAATCCTGATGACCTGCACCGCGTGTTTTATGTGGGCGTGACCCGAGCCAAAGAAAACTTATTTATTGTCGAGCCAGAAGATGTCTCGAGGAGCTACGAACTGTAAGAGTTGGTTTAAAAAATACGTTGTTTACGGCGTATGACTACGCATATTCGATTTTATATAAACCGAACCGAGCGGGACGATATGCGAGGAAATACTGTTGAGTATCAAGAAATAAACCCGAACGGGAGTGAAATAAGGTTTGAAAAGTGATTCTGGCGCGAATATCAACCGAGAACACGCCACATGAAATTAGTTAGGGTCAAGGAGAAGAGCACATGAGTGGTGACCATGATAAGTATTGCATGAAGGTTGAGTTGATTTACGATGGCGGTTTGTGTCTCACGGAAGATGAAACCAATGAACTGATAAACGCACTTGAAGAGGCGGTCTACCTGCTCGATCCAACCGAGGAAGACATGCAGAAGAAAGCGGGCGTGTATCGTGTCGTGACTGCATTGGAGAAGCTGAAGGAGAAGAACGCATGAGTGGCGATCACGAAAGAATACCTGCAAGCGACTACACGGCGCACCGTTGTCCGGATACAGCACACCGTTGTCCAGATTGGGACGGGTTGATGATTGATTGCAATGATGATGAGTATCAGTGCTGTACCTGCCCTCAGTACAACGGCAAGCGGAAATGGGATTATCTGACATACGAAGAGATGCGTGAGATTGTCGATACGCACGCGATAGCGGTGGTTCCGGTCATGATGGAGTTAGCCGAGGCTATTGAAGCCAAGGTAAAGGAGAAGAATGCATGAGCCCAGAGGTGAAGCTAGTAATCATTATCGGAATTTATCTCGTTTTCTGTGCCTTTATGAGCTGGCTTATTGATATAGATCGGAAGCTAAACCCGCGCACACCGTACAAGGAGGATAGGGATGTCTCGATGCCTGCGGATTGAGGAGAACGCATGAACGATTTATACCGCTTGTGCAGAATCATGGGCACCTTTGACCTTGCCACAGGACATGTAGAAACCATGAGTGATGCACTGGACGCGCTTGAAGAAGAATTGAGGGATGTTTTGGGGCATTTTAGAGCTAGGCGTGAGTGGGTTGATCTGACGGATGAAGACATTGGCGACATCAAGCAGAACGCGCCGATATATGTCAGCGCAAAAGCAGTGAGTGCAATCGTGCCGATGGTTGAGGCAAAGCTAAAGGAGAAGAATGCACAAGATCGCTGAGTTCTGGATTAACAGCTACCGAAGTGACCGCAAAGCTTTTTGGTTTGAGCTAACCGGCTTTGTGTTCACAGTAGCGGCGAGCATGTACTTGGCAATCAATGCCAACGATCCTGACATGAGAATCGTGTATCCGGTCTCAACAGTAGGTGTCGTGGCACAGGTGTACGCCAGTTATCGAAGAGGCGCGGCGTGGGTGTTGTTGCTCACATCGTACTTTGTGTGCATCAACGTGTTCGGTTTTGGCCGAGCAATTGGTTGGTACTAAACGTAATAAGTGAAATAAACGCAATAAACGAAACGAGGGAACAATGAACAGAGACGAAATACTGGACATGGCCGGCGACTACATCAACGCCGCTCGAGATGAAATGTATGGCGATCCCGCGGTGAACCATCAACGGATCGCGGACCTCTGGTCAGCCATCTTAGACGTGGACGTCGAACCAGAAGAAGTTGTGCTATGCATGATTGCGGTCAAAATGAGCCGTTTATGCAACACACGAGACCACAAGGACTCATGGGTAGACATCGCGGGTTACGCCGCATTAGGAGGAGAGATCGCTCATGAAAATTAAGCATGGTGTCATCAAACGGATACACGTCAATCAGCACAACATCCGGCATAACAAAAAGAATCCGGACGATCAAAAGCCAATTTTTACGGTCAAGCATACAAAAGGTAACGAAAAAGGGAATGTCGTGCACATCTATGGACCGTCCGCGGTTGTGTACGACCCAGAAAAGCCGCTAGAGTGTGGCGCCCATGTTTGGATACAAACCACAGCAGAAGTCGAGGTAATGGACAATGACTGAATACGACAACAACAATCGAGGCGCCATCTGGGGCAACAAAGATCGGAAAACAGA